ATAGTATGTTTTCCAAGATTCTATTAATTCCAATCTTGGAAAAATCAAAACATGAAACTTGAAAACTCTATAAAAATTTCATGAAACAAAAGTGATTCTATCTTTTCCTAAAGAATCAAATAGGTTGTATAATAGTATGTTTTCCAAGATTCTATTAATTCCAATCTTGGAAAAATCAAAACATGAAACATGAAAACCCTATAAAAATTTCATGAAACAAAAATGATTCTATCTTTTCCTAAAGAATCAAATAGGGTGTAAAAAGCACAAACCTGAATTTTAATAATAATAATGAATTCATATATGGTATTATAATAAAATATAATAATATAAAAATATACCGATAATAATAGAATGTATAATTATTATAATGGAATTAGCTCAATTTTATTTACAATATCCGCAATAAAATCAATTTTTGTTAGTAAATTAATTTTATGGAAATATTCAAATATAATTTTACCAATAACATCATTTTTGTATAATATTGATTATAATAATAAATATTATGAATTTGTTGATTATTTTACGATTTATTTTATTTGTGCGAGTTACATTAATCATATTACAATAAACAGCATTTTGTCAATATTACTTGTGTATGAATTTATAAATTCGTATAATATTATTGTTGTAAAGAATATTACATTTTGTTTGAGTATTTTAAAATCGTTAATAAATACATATTATTATGATATAAATTTAGTTATAGTATTACTACCACATATAATAATATATATGTTATTATTCAAAGTGCGACAAGAATTATATTATAGAAATATAATGGATTATAATACAATTTTAACAATCGTTGGTCATATATGTATATTACATATATTATATATCACGTCATTTACATCGTAATTATAATTCCGCCATAATGACATTCTTGTGCCACGCATTTTATTCCATTTATATAACATTCAATTAAAAACTCTATAAAAATTTCATGAAACAAAAGTGTAAAGAATCAAATAGATTGTATAATAGTATGTTTTCCAAGATTCTATTACACCTTTAGACATTTAAAACGTCATTTTTTGTATTAATATCTATTATATAATGACTGGTAAAAAAAGGTCTGGATTAGCAAATGATAGACGAGCATATTCTTATACATGTAATATAACTAACATTTGTCCGTCTATTACAATATCTGATATTGCAACATTTAATACACCATCGTGGACATTAAACAATAATACAACTATTTTGCCGTGTCAAATATTAATTATAACTTCAAATATTTCTTTAATAATTCCAGTTGGTTTAACAATTACCAACAATGGTACAATTACCAACAATGGCACAATTACCAACAAAGGCACAATTGATATTAATAACACGGGTATTTTAAATAACAATAGTGGAGGCACCATTTACAATACTTACGAATCTATATCAAATATTGGCATAATTAACAATGCTGGAACAATTAACAACGATGGTGAATTTAAAAACTTTTACACAGGCAGTAATTTAAATAACAGCGGTAAATTTTACAATAATACTAGCGGTATACTTTTAAATGGTAGTGGAGCAAAATTTATCAACAATAGCGGAGGTGAACTTACAAATAATGGGTCAATTAACGGCGGGACTGATAGTGTGCTGACCGAAATTATTAATAATATTGGAGGTAAAATTTACAATAATTATAAAATTATCATATACGATAACAACATCTTTACCAACTATGGTAAAATTACTAACGTCGGTAATGGAAGTTTTAATGAATTTCGTATTACTAATAAAGCAATATTAAATAACAATAGTGGTGGAATAATTACTAATACTAATAGTGGCATAATTTATAATGAGGGTATAGTTACAAATGCTATTGGTGGCATAATTTATAACAATAGTTATGCCACACTTACAAATGACAGCACTTTTACTAATAGTGGCACAATTAATAGTCCAGAATCTAATGGGGGATGTGGAGTAGGAACAATCAATGGAACAATTGCAATTACAAATACAGGAACTATAAACACATCTAATAATGCTTGTCCATAAAATAACAATACTTACATAATATGATGTGTTTCCTCCCTAAATATTTAGATATTTTAATCGGCGTTTTAAATGTCTAAAGGTATAATTCCAATCTTGGAAAAATGAAAACATGAAACTTTATAATTTATACCGTCGAAGAATTAAAATGGAACTTTGTTCCATTTTTGTTTTCGATCGAATCCAACCGTAGGTTGGATTAATCTTGTATGTCCTACGGACATACTTAGATGTATGATCCTCAAGATGTTAAAATGCTAACAATTTTTGTTAAAATAATATAAATATTTAATCATTATAATAAATATATGAAAATTTATTATAGTGGAATTGGCTGTAATGAAACAGGAGAACATACCGAAAATGAATTTTTGAATATTATGAATAGAGAATTCACACATAAAACATGGAGATACGAATTAGAAAAAATTCCAAGAAAATCTCATTATCAACTTAATTTCAAAGATTGGATTTTACCTGATGATTTTATATTCTTTACATTAAAGGATTGGATAGAATATTCAGGTGCTGAAATAAAAGTTTGAAATGTAAAAAGGTGTAAAACTCTATAAGTAAAAAATAAGTGTTATTAAACACTCATTATTATTATTATTAAATTACAATTATTATTATTATTATTATACAAAACAGTTTAATGGTCTAAAATGTAATAATCTTGGTATTAGGATCATATACTCCAATCAAATCTTGCGTTTCAAAATCATATATATCATTTGTATTTTCATCAATGAGATATTGTTTTCCATTATAAATAAATTCTCGTGCATGAATTTCTTCATCATTATCATCTTCATTATCTTGGACTTCTGGCATCAAATCTACAATAGCTTCAGATACCATAGTAGTTTCGATAGGTGCCTCAACCACATTTTCTTTAGCTTTTGGTTCAGATTTAGCCTTTGGTTCTTTAACCTTTGGTTCAGATTTAGCCTTTGGTTCTTTAACCTTTGGTTCTTTAACCTTTGGTTCAGCTTTAGCCTTTGGTTCTTTAACCTTTGGTTCTTTAACCTTTGGTTCTTTAGCTTTTGGTTCAGATTTAGCCTTTGGTTCTTTAACCTTTGGTTCGTTAGTTGTTGGTTCGTTAGTTGTTGGTTCGTTAGTTGTTGGTTTAGCTTTTGGTTCAGCTTTTTTTCTTGGTTTCTTTTCAGAAACTGCTACCAAAACATCAACTGTTTCAGTTATTTTTGGAATATTGTTTTCTGGAACACCTGTAGAATTTAAAGGATTAATAATAATATTTGGAGTTACCTTAACTGATTGAACAGTTTCTGGAGAAGAAACCGATACTGGTTCGACTGGTTTTGCAATAGATTTTTTTTTGAGGTTTGTTGTCGTTGTAACGATTTCAGTTGTAACAACATTTGTATCATTAATTGCATCATTTCTGGAATTTGCAACTGCAACTAATTGAGTAATAAAATCGTCATTGTTATCAGTAACAACCTCTGTTGTTTTTTTCTTTCGACCTTTCTTTTGTGCTACTACTTGATCATCACTTGTAGAGGCTGACTTTTTTGATGCACGAGTAGCCTTTGGTGGTTTGTGATAATCAGCAATTGATTTGCGTAGTGTTTTCTGAGTAGCATTAAATTCAGATTCAAATTTCATATAAAGATCGGTTTGATTTTCAAGACTTTCATAAATTCTCAATTTGTCATACATGATAGTTATTATTGAATTATCAATAAAGTTACCACTAAAAAGCATATTTGCAAACCAGTAACCAAATATCATGTTTCTTTCCAATTTTGCAGGTAATTTTGGTTTAGCTACACGCTTTGATATAGTATCATTAAGCTGAGCAACCTCAACCTCAACACATTCCATAATAATATTTTCAACATTTGGATTCATTCTTAATTACTTTTTGCGTGTCAATAAATACCAATTATAACAAAAAAAGTGTTTCAATTTTTATAAATATTGGGGGTATATACGCATTTGTATAAAGTCTTATTCGAATACTGGGCCTTAATTAAGGTTATTTTATTTATGCAATCAAATAATTCAAACTTGTATAAATATGTAATTACCTTAATTAAGGCCCAGTATGTAGCTACTAATAGTGTTAATTTACAAAATACAAATAATTTTATTTAATGGAAAGTTGATCTAAAATTGAAATACTTTTTTTATAATAAAATGTATAGTATTAACACAAAAGAATTATGAATACAGAAATGAATAACAATGTTGGTTTAGTGAATCCATCAAAAACACTTATAACAGAAATACAAAATTACAATAAAAATCGGGAAAAAACAACGTATTTTAAATACGAAGGTATGTATAATAATAATATAAATGACTCTAATTGTATATTATTTCAGGAGAATGGAGCAGCAAATACTTATCACGAATGGATTTCAAAATTAGGTGAAACATCGTGCGCCGTTGAACCCAACGCCAACAATGAAGACAACCATGAAGACAACCAATACGATTATATAATTGATTCTGGAAAAATGTATTGTGTAAAAAGCAATAAAAAACGCAATTCAGACCCCGATTTTATACCAAAAAAGCCAATATTAAAAAGAACAGTATATTCAAATCACGAAACAATCGATTTCTTAAATATGTCTAAAGAAAACATAGCAAAATATCCAGAAGATTTTACATGGCCAACAATTCCGGATGAAAATCAATGCATAATTGATATATTAACTGATGATTTTCCATATGATACTGACCCAGCAGATAATGTGAATCGTCAAAGAAATAATCAAAATGATTGTTCAAATTTGAGTTGCTACTATTTAGACCCAAATATATTTGTAAGTCGATTAGCTCTTCCGGATTCAAACCGTAGCAACAATAATGAACATGTATGGGAACGTGAAACAAATAAACCAGAAATAGAATGGCTAAACACAACTCATGATTGGGAAAATACAACACGCGATTGGGAAAAAATTTCGCAAAATTCAAACCATTTTGAACAAACTATAAAACCAAAAATAGTTATTGAAGAAAATGAATTCTTTGCAGATTTAAAAGATTGTTTTGAAACTACAGAAAAATTATATGATTTAGATGACCCAGAATTAGAATATTTAAATTATTGTAATACCCATTTTGAAGAAGCCGCTTTACCACAAGTATCTGAAGATGGACCAATTGCTCCGCCAAAACCAATGCATCGATTATCCGGAGAAACAGACATTGATTTATATTTACAACGAATTCAGTCTAATAGATCAAAATAAAATAGTTAGACCATAATAATAGTTAGACCATAATAATAGTTAGACCATAATAATAGTTAGACCATAATAATAGTTAGACCATAATAATATGTAATTAATAATATGAAAATAAAAGAGTAAAACTCTTTTTTTATATTGGAGGTAATTACCTTAATTAATGCCCAGTATGTTGGTTTGTTTATAAATCATTTATCGATATCTTACTCATTTATCGATATCTTACTCATTTATCGATATCTTATAACTATATAAATTAATCTAATATACATTTTATAGTATTATATAATTATTCTAATTAATGCATTTACTGGAGTGATGGGTGTCCAGTGTCCAGTGTCCTATGTCCTATATCCTATATCCTATATCCTATGTCCTATATCCTATATCCTATGTCTTATATAATAAGTCCAGTGTCTTATATAATAAGTCCAGTGTCCAGTGTCCTATATAATAAGTCCTATGTCCTATATAATAAGTCCTATGTCCTATATAATAAGTCCAGTGTTCTATATCCTATATAATAAGTCCTGTGTCCTATATAATAAGTCATGTGTCCTATATAATAAGTCCTATGTCCTATATAATAAGTCCAGTGTCTTATATAATAAGTCCTATATCCTATATAATAAGTCCTATGTCCTATATCCTATGTCCTATATCCTATATCCTATATCCTATATCCTATGTCCTATGTCTTATATAATAAGTCCTGTGTCTTATATAATAAGTCCTATGTCTTATATAATAAGTCCTGTGTTCTATGTCCTATATCCTATATAATAAGTCCTGTGTCCTATATAATAAGTCCAGTGTCCTATGTTCTATGTCCTATATGATATATTTCATATCATATAGTATTAATAAAAATCTAAATAAATTAAATATATTTATACAAAACATTATATTATTATAGTATAATGTGTAACTGTCTAATTAATTCATATTATATTTTTTTATTTTATATATTTGGAATACCAACAAAAATAGATGAAAATACGGATAATGAAAATCAAGACATATCTTACCAAGAATTTTTACCAAATACTCATGATACATTTACAACAATTGACCTAAATGATAATATAAATAATCCAATGTTTATGCGACGATAAAAAAAGTTCATTCAATTAGAACTTTTAATTATTAATTATAATATTACATAAAATTACTAACTACTTTTGACTAACTATTTTTTGACTAACTACCACGAATCAACTGTATCAATTTCACTTAAATCTGGTTGAATTATTTTGGCTGGTTGAATTATTTTGGCTGGTTGAATTATTTTGGCTGTTCTTGATTCTATCCATAATTTATGTTCATCTGCTATTCTTTGTCGATCACTCTCAGAATATTCATCTTCTGAATCAGAATCTGCCCAATTTGTAGACACTTTTTTGAAAATACCCATTTGAGGCTGTTGTTTAGTAATTGGTGTTAACATAGGAGGCAAAACTGTAACTGGTTTTTCTACAACAGGAGCTTCTTTTTTTATTGCATCTGCAAAATTCATATCACACTTCAATTGATCACACTTCGATTGATTAGATATAATCGACTCAGATTCAAGTGGAGGAAAATCGAATTGAATTTTTTCTTTTTGACTTTCATCACGTTTTCGTTTGTTTGAACCCATAATATTGCTGTTACTCATTACTGTTCGATTTGTTTTAGCTACATGTTTTGGCTTAACCTCATCTTCAGAATCGGAATCAAGAACACCAAATGCATTATTTGAGCGAAATGATGTAGTTGTTGACTTGGATTCAGATTGTTTTTGACAATTGCGTTGTTGCATATTGCATTCCATTTCATAATCACGTTTTTTATTTTCTGCAATAATTGGACATTTTGAAATAGTATGTCCTAATTGTTTGCAATATCTGCATTCAGTTGCCAATAAAACTGGACATACCAGTTTGCTATCTGGAGAGGGCGTTTCTCTGAGAAAATGATCAGTTGGTAATATAGTATCTGTTTTCGAAAATTTATTTACATTTGAACAATGTGGACAACATGGAACACGAGCTGAAACACCACTATTTGTGTTTACAGCTGAGCGGTTAAAACCACTTTGATTACGATTACCTGTAGAATAATTATATTGTTTTGATACATTATTTGATGACGACATTATATTAATTTTAGCTCTAATGAATACAATTTAATAAAAAAAAAGTATTTCAATTTTATAGAATTATAATTTTATATAACTAACTATTTAAGATTATACAGTCAAAAGTTACATTGTTTATTTACATATATACACCAATGAACATTTAAGTTCACACACTTTGTTTCAATTGTTCAAAGGTGAAAATAATCTAAAAAGAGGACTCTAATAAAGACATTACTTTACCCGCATATATAACCCAACTGCAATATCATCAATATCATCAAATTCGGTTTTTACAACATTTTCCGGATTTGAGATATCTTCAATAAAATCCCATTCTTGTTTCCAACGTTCTTCCGCTAATTTACATATTTCTTCAGCAGTTGTAAATGAACAAAGTAATTCATTATCTTCATCTCCATCTTGAATCATATCCCAAAGACCATCCGTTCCAATAATAATAATAACATCATCTTCATTTGAAAAATCAATACGTTTTACAGCAGGTTGCAGTCCAGTAATTCCTCGATGGCCTAATGATTGTGTCGGCATTAAATTTAATTGAGTAGGGCATAATTTCCAATTTACATATGCAGAATCAACCATTGTAATTGATGTTGCAGACAATAATTGTGGTTTTAAATTTGGAACAATATTTGTAATATGTTGAATACGTTCTTGTTCCTCCAAATTTGACCAATTATGATTTGGAGATTTATAAACACATTCTTTATTAATAAAAACGCGTATTTCTGAATCACCCGTGCTTCTACAATCAACATAATTATCAAATATTTTAACACATGAAAATGTTGATCCAGAATTATATGGCATATATGGTTTTTTCCTTTTCAACATCATTTCTAATGCTAATTCTGGAGCAAATGGAGCACCAGTAATAATTTCAGTTGTATTCATTTTTTTAATACAATCAATACAAGTATTATCACCATGACCATCATAAACTTCAATCATTGTAAAATTTGTTTGTAAAATAGGATCAATATTATTATGTGATTTAAATATATGATCTTGTTTTTGTCCAAGTTGTTTATAACTTATTGATGATGTTGGAAATATTGGTTTTATTTCAGTGGAACATATAGCAGTATTTAATTCAAATGCAGACATTATATTATAATAACAGTTATAATATAATTATTATAATTAAAATCAAAATCAATTTTACACATTTGCAAAGATTATATATAATAATTCTGATAATTATTTACACCGCTAAACATTCAAAACAAAATACGAAAATAAATAGTATAATAAAAAATGATTAATTAGTTACAAATTTATATAATTATAAAATAAATGTTTTTAGTTATTACCACAAACCATTGCAGTATGTTTTAATCTATCTCTAACTGAAATATGTCCAATTTCAATTGCATGTTGTAATGCTTGTTCTTGAATTTTGTTTTGATCTTGATCACATTCTTGATCTTGATCACATTCTTGATCTTGATCACATTCTTGATCTTGATCCGGGTCTTGATCTTGATCACATTCTTGATCTTGATCACATTCTTGATCTTGATCACATTCTTGATCTTGATCACATTCTTGATCTTGATCCGAGTCTTGATCACATTCTTGATCACATTCTTGATCACATTCTTGATCTTGATCCGGGTCTTGATCACATATATTAGCAGTCGATTGATTAAAGACGTTTTCTTGATCTAATTTAGTTTTTAATAAAACTAAAAACTTTTCATGTTCTGTTTTTAAGGTTTCGCAACCAATTTCATCATTATCCACATTTTTCATATATGTATTCAAAATTGAATTATTAATATCATAACAATTAGAATCAGAACGTTCAATACATCCTTCTAACATACCATTACCAAGTTCAAACCCATATTTAGTATCAATACATTCTGCACAAAATCCAATAAATACTCCATTGATAAACCCATGTTTATAACATTTATAACAATGACCGCCATTTGATTCCGCAATTAAAGCAAATTTAATAGGAATTCGTATATCATAATTAACACCAAAAGCATTATAATATAAATTATTTGTTCCAATAAATATTTTAATATCAGTAATATGTTTCAAATCCATTATATTATTTAACAACTTAAATACAATTAATATGTAATTAAAAAATTAAATCAATTTTATAATAATAAAAAAATTACGTCAAATTTGGCCCTGAAATAATACAAATTAATTGTTTTTCTCCTGAAATTCTGTGTTCAATTTGACCATTCATTAACCCCGATTTAATCATCATTTTTGTGATTTCTGTGTCCACTATATATCCATTAGCTCTTAGATATGCAAAAATACTTGGAATATCATCTTTGCCCATATAATAATTTGTTTGTTTTTGTTGATTATGAGTTTTATATCTGCAAAGAACATGTATACAATTTAATGGATTATTTGATGTAATTGGTAAAAATTGAAAAGGCGATAATTTTACAGTGCTTATTGTTTTTACTAATTCTTGTAAAGGCCCTTCAGGCACAGCACTTAATGTAATGACTTGTTGATACGTTTTGTAATAAGTATTTAGAATAGGTTCTAAAAATAATGAAACCGTTTTGCTTTTATATTGGTCAAAAGGGCTGTCGTATTGATCCATTATATATATAAATTGATAAAACAATATAAAGAATACTTAATAGATAAGTATGTGTAAACGAACTATAATAAATTATAGTAAGTTAATACATTAGTATCATCACAGCAATTAAAAACTTCAATTATTATGAAAACCAATGATACTGCAACCAAAGCTCGTATAGTTTATCGGTAAGAATTTTGTGCTTATAACGCAGAGAGCTGGGTTCAATTCCCAGTACGAGCAAAAATATATATATTAAACATTTCCTAATTATTCATACAGCAATAATTACCATAATTTATAAATCGCCAAAGATTTTTTATACTATTGAAGAATTAAATTTACACTTTATTGCGGATTTTTCTTTAATGGTATAAATAATTTTTGTTTTATAGAATGAATATCGCAAATAAAAAATTTATTTCCAATCTTTTTACATTTTGATGATTATATGTCAAAATGTAAAAACAAAACTTTGTTCTATTTTACACCTTTGAACAATTAAAGGAAACGTTGCCGATAAATCAATTAAGACGCTTTTAGTTCCGGCTTTAGCCGGAACAATAACAAAGTGTGTGAACTTAAATGTTCATCGGTGTAAAGGTGTAAAAAACTAATATTACACAAAAGATGCATTTATCCAGAAGCACGGCTTTACCCTCTAAAAGTTAATGCCATTACTACGTAGTTATGTAAATCTATAAGTGTTTATCAAATACTTTTGCACAATCAAAGTTATTCTATATTTGTTTAATCATTTGTTTATATCTATTTGTAAATAAAGAATTCACTAAAGTTGACCACGGATTAGATACAGCTAATCCCTCAAAACCTTTTTCGCAAAACTGATTCAAAAGAGCTGGACTAAATCCACTCATAGTAGACACATTTGGTTCACGCATCAATGTTGGAAAACCACTTGTTGATCGCAAATTCCAAAACAAAATATGAGGAGGTTGATTATATCCAGCATTTTGATATTTTTGAACAATACCTGCATACATGGATTTATAATTAGAATCACCTTCAGATAATTGCATATCGGAAAAAATAACTAAAACCATTTTTGCAACAACTGTTGGCAAAACATTATTTTGACAACATGCTGTTAATATTAAATCCAATGCCTTATAAAAATTAGTGCCCATTCCAGAATTTGTATTACGAATTTGTTCAACCATATCAATATAATTTCCAGATAGTTGAACCCATGTAGGATTATTACTAAACGTCATAATACGTTTTCCTAAAGACGATTTTTCAGCTACTCTAATACCCAGTGAAACCGCAACATTATATGGATCCCCTCCATCCCAAGTCATTGATGCAGATGTATCAACCATAGCAATAAAATTATTTAATTCACCAGTTAATAAACTACTATCACGCCACTGTGAATTTAATAATTCAATTTGTGATATATATGTTTTATCAAAACGCAAATTTTGTCTTATTTTAATTAATTCAATTGCATTTTTGGTAAAACTAACCATTTCAACACGACCACCTTTTATTTCTTTATTATTTTGTATACGGTTAGAAACAAATTCTTTTAATTGATTCGCACATTGAATACGATCATATAGATACGATCTTTGCTTACCATTTTTATCAACATTATAAAGAGCTTTACTTTGCTTTATAAAAGTGACGGATGTTGTTTTTGCATGATCAATTGATGACCAATTGTCGGCACATTGTTTGATTTGAATTGTATCTAAATGTGCGTTTATTTTGCTGAGCATTTTGCGGTATAACATAATACATTTCGTTTGTGCCGATATATATTGAGCATTCAAACTCACCTTAACAGAACTCACCTTAACAGAACTCATAATATTTCTATAATAATCCATTGCTAATAGTTTATTTAACCATCCAAATTTATTAGACGATTGACGTGGAACCCATTTCGCAACTAAAGAAATTTTAAGATCCGTATTATTAGACGGATCATCAATAGCCAAATTATCAATATGCAATTGTGTATTAATCAAATTAATAATACGTAAAATAAATGGATGGTCATCGGCACACCCACACAATTTGCAATAATTTGCAAAATATTTCATATCTTTCCAAGATCCGTATGGATGAAAATTAGAATCAATCACTTTAGATTGATTATCAATAGGACTATGAACAAATGTTTCAAGTGCAAATATAGCCATTTCAGGAAAAAATTCATACCATACTAATAACATCATATAAGATAATTGACATTCACCTTTTCCATCAATAATATCACGTGTTTGTGCCAACAAACAATATAATACACGTAAATAATCATTTACAGGTCCAGAATCAATAGGACCTATTGGTTTTTCCAATTTTAATTTACGCAACAAACCACGCAAAATATCAGCTAATACATCAAGTTGTTTATTTGATTTAGTGCGAACCAATTGAAAATGAAATTGGCAAATTTTTTCTTGAAAATCATCAGACCAATTATATTCATTATGTCCATTTTCGCCAAAACATGTCGTGTTTGCAGTATAATTATCGAGTGCATCAATAAAAGAAGTCATAATAATAATTGATAAATATCCTAATATTATATACAAAAATATCTTTAAGTTAAAATAAAAAAATAAATAATGAAATAGAAAGTAAAGCAAAATGTAATCAGCAAATATTATTGGTAGAAAATAAAATTATTGAAAAACAGATAAATATAATAAAAATCATATATAGAATATAATATAAAATTGATTTACTTTTAATTAAACAAACAACCTCATATTCTACAAATAATTATTAATATAATGAATTCACAAATTAATCAAGAATCAGAAAATATCACAGTGCAAACATTTAGATTCAAATTTAGCCAAGAATTCACTGAACAAATGGCAAATTTTGCCAAGATTCATCAATATGATGATCGAAAAATATTCAAAGAATCGTGGCAAGAATGGATAAAAGATGACAAAATAAATTCATTAATAAATGAAGAAAATAAAAATTTGTTTAAAATGGGATATGAAGGCAATATATTGGAAAAAATGTTTAAAAGTGCACGATATTATTATAGAACTAAAAATAATAACAAAGAACCCGCCATTACACGAAAAGAATATGTCGGGTTTTCGCAAAATATGCTCGAACTTATGGATAATAATATTAAAGAACAATTTTTAAAAAATACCAAGACAGATAAAAATAATAAAATTATAACAAAAATTTCACCAGCAAATGCATATATAGAATTCTGTAATACATATTATACGGAAATAGAAAAAGAAACAAAATGTATATGTGATCAATATGAAAATAAAAATGATATAAATTTAAAATTCAAAAAAACATTTAAAAATAGATATTTTCTTATAGGTAAACAAAGATTTTGAAATTATTACTGAAATTACTACTGAAATTACTACTGAAATAACAACAAAAATAATTGTATAATTATGTATATAATATGTTTAAAAATACTTTATGTAAATTTTTTTTATAAAGTATTTTTACAGTTGATGATTTACACAATTTCGCATTTCCAATGCTTTAGTTTCCAATGCTTTAGTTTCCAATGCTTTAGTTTATGACAATGTAAAAAACTATAAATAATCATCACTTTTTTACTAAAACCCATTTTCAGTGTTGACATTTTCCAAGACAACCTATAGGATAATTTTTACAATTTACAAATTCAATATATTTACAAAATATTGAATTTATGAAAAGATTATTTATAAAAAGACCATTGTTTTGTTAATCTCTTCCGCTCCATATTTACTTACTTCGGCACTATCATCAATAATTTTACCAGTCATATCTTCTCCTGAAATACTTTTTGTCCAAGATTCGGCAATATACCATAAATCGTTGGTTTTTATTACATATCCGTTTTCGAGCTCAATGATCACGATTCTGCCGCAACAACCTCTTAGGAATGGGCCATACCGACCATTTTGATATAACCTGCATTCGATGTATCCATTTCCGGCTTTTCATCGCCTACCAATATATGTTTATTTGATTCTGTATAAAAACTGTAATAGCTGTTGGGTTTATTCGACATTGTGTTATAATATAAGTTATTTATTATTTAGAAGTTTATTCAATTTTATACCAATATAAAGGTTCGAACAGGTATAAATAAAAAAATGTGTAAATAAACAATATAGCTTTTGGCCACATAACATTTTCTACACTTTAGTGCGGATTAATTCTTCGACAGTATAAATGAAATTCATACAAATGTTAGTTCCTTGTAAATTATATATATACTATATAAATGACAGAACCAAAATTTATAGGACAAGGAACATATGGATGTATATATAAACCAATTATACCATGTTTAAATACACATCCAACTAATATAAAAGGTAAAGGCAAAAATAAAAAATACATATCCAAATTACAAATAAACCAAGTAGATTCAGAAAGAGAGTTTAAATTAGGAAAAATCATAATGGAAAAAATTAAAAAATACAATACAATGTTTGCACCAATTATTGAAAGTTGTCCAATTGATATTAAAGTAATAAATCAAACCGAATTAGAAAAATGTGATTTAATTACAAAAAATATTGAAACTGGAAAAAAATCGGAATTTAAAGCATATAAAATGCAATATGCTGGTAAACAATCATTAGGTAATTATTTGTTATCACTATTATCATCAAGTCCTAAAAAAATAATAAAACAAATGATTAAAACACATATATATTTATTAAAAAGCCTTGATAAATTAAGCAAATTAACCCCCCCATTTATTCATTATGATTTAAAAGACAATAATATAATGTATGATGAAAAATTAAATATACCAATTATAATAGATTTTGGCTTATCATTTGAATTAAATCCAGAAAAGGAATATAATAATACAATTGCTTATGACCAATATTATGTATTTTATGAAAAATACCCACCATGGTGTATAGAGTTAGTATTATTATCATATATAGTTCAAAAAATTATAAATAATAAAATAAATAATCAAAATATTTCAGAAAAAATCCAAGAAACTGATATTGAAAATTTAAAAAATATATGTAATATATTCATTTCCGAAAATGATGTATATAAAAATATTTTAGAAGAAGAAAAAACTATTTATAAACAAAAATTACATGAATTTATTTCAAGTTATCTTAAAAAATCATGGGAAACATTGTTTAAAGATTTACAAAAAAGCTATGCATCATGGGATAATTATTCATTATCAGTTATATATTTATTCTATATAAAAGATTTAATATCAAAAGTGTCCAATGTGATATTAGATGATTATAATATAATATTAAAAAAAATAATATTAGGAGTTCCGAATAATACAGGTGAACAATATCGACCATCAATAACCGAAACAATTGAATATTTAAAAAAAATAGCTACGTCAGTTAATAAAAAACAATATAACAAATTATTGACTGATATTAAATCGAGTATAAATATTCAATCAATTAATATAAATTTAAATAAAACTATATTAAACAATGAACTACGGATATAGACCGTTGAAGATTTAAAACGGCACAATGTGCCGTTTTTATATCTGTAAACGGGCAATTCCTTAAAGAAAAATCCGCACTTTAGTGCGGATTTAATTCTTCAATGGTATAAATAATTTACAAATGATATTTTTTGGTTTTTTTATGAGTAAATTCAGGTAGTAAACATGAATCATCAATAGATACTTTTTTAGTTTTTCTAAAATGTAAATTATGGTTTGATCCATCCGGTTTTTTAAGAATCGAAGTATATGAATTTGTAATTTCTTGGAAAATCATATATATCGAATTTAAATCATGGAAAATAAAAATAGATGCGGGTATTTTTATATCTTGCATAACAGAATATGTTTTTAAAAATTGCAGTGAAAAATTAGATATACCATCAATAGTATTTGATTTAATTATTGTATTAATCTGTGAAAATGATTGTATATTTTCAGGCTCTAAATCTACATTAAAAACTAAGATATCTAATAATCTATATTTAATATTATTAAGAATTTTCATTTTTTCAACTAATTTAATAACAAAATCATTAGTTAATCCAACAGTTATATTAGATAAATCAATTACAGTTAATGGTTGAACTGTGCTTACAATTTTATCTATATGATTTATTTTATTAATATAAATGGAATGGAGTTTAATTTCATTCATATTTTCACGTGCATAGTTTTGATCAATCTTAGATAAACGTTCAGTTTCAACAATCCATGACATATCTAAATTATCATCAAATTCTTTATCTGAATTATACATGTATATTGTTTATGATGATTGTAGATTATATTTATAATAAATAAACTTACCTTAAGTCTGTTTTTTGATGATTTGATATAATAATATGATGAGCTAATGCAACATAATCAATATAATTATTATATAAAAAAAGCGGTGCTATTTTAATATTTAACTGTATAAATGTTCAATGATATAAATGTTCAATGATATAAATGTTCAATGATATAATAATCTAAACATATTCTGTAATTCTGTTCAAAAATCCACATAAACTGCTCAATTTATTATAATTTCGTGAAATCAAATAAACCGAATTATCCTGTTTAATATAACTATATATATCATTATATTCACCAGAAAGACCCGCAGCATCAAAATTTTTAATAGAAAAACATACCTCAGTATCAGTGCCATATTCTACAGTTATATCTTTAAAGTCAGAATCAATATAATTATTCAGAGCAATTTGTTGATAATCATATGCTGAAACAACCTTACGACATTGATCTGCATCAATCATAATAAAAACGGGTGTATTTGACATTATATTAGTAGTGGTAATAATATATATATAGAGTTGTATTTAACCTTTTATACAATATTATTTATAATTGAATAAGAGATATTATTCACAAACTTTTATTGAAATCTTTTCCAAGATTTTTGAATTGGAATATAAAAAAACGTATAATTCACCCTATAAAATTGAACAAATATTATAATAATTAAACAAATATTATAATACAAAAATATCTAACGAAACAATGCACAATGAAATAATACACAATGAAATAATACACAATGAAACACCTGATAAAATCGTAAAATATAGATTATCAAAACAACCGCATATAATAGAATATCGAAAACAATTCAAACATCATTTAACAACAACACGATTTAATAATCTAACATGGTGTGAAAATAATACATATCGCCAACAACACCCAAAAATTGGTTGTATTTATCCTACAACTGAACCTAATGGTCAAACAATACCAGAAGAAGCCAACTTATTTGTATTAGAAATGAATAATGAACAAAATCGCATAATGGGAATAGGACTTGTTAAAAATAAACCAATATATAATAAATATCACGTATATAGTGACCCCAAATATAATTATTTTGCTTATATTGGGAAATATCGAATTGACCGCACAAATATGACTGATGAAGAAGAACGAATTATGAAAGTATTTGATATATTATGTTTTAAAGGTGCGCGACATATGAAACGTTTAGTTGGCCTTAAAGCATTTCCAATTGATATGTTGTATAATTGTCGAACAATTTTGGATTTAGTGGAGTTTATAACAACTATGTTTAAAACACGAATTAAACATATGGAAAATAGCTAATAAATATTTACACATTTTATAATTTACATCTTGAGTAAAAACGGTTTAGACTGTTGAAGATTTACACCCTTTAATATTTAAACCACTGAAGATTTAAAACGGGACACTTTAGTGTCTCGTTTTTACATCTTGAGGGTCATACGTCGAAAACGAAAATGGAACTTTGTTCCATTTTAATTCTTCGACGGTATAAAATATTTACAATTATAAAATATATAAATGGTATCTATAGATTTTATATAATGGACACTAAAAAAATGGATATATATGATGTAAATAAATATACAAATATAGAATTATATAATATTTTAGATTTAAACCAACCAACCGATCGTGAACTCGAAGCTAAAATACATTTTTTTATAAATAAATATGAAAATTCAAAAAGTAATGATGGTAAAAAATTATATAAATTTTTTAATGATATTTATGCACATTTATTTGATTTGCAATATAATGATGATGAAAACGATGAAAACAATAACCAAAATAATATACAAGAAGGGTTTGATGTATCATTTACTGGATTTGATTCATCATATCAAAAAATATTTGAACCATCGGGATCAATTTTGACTCCATTTGATTATCAAATAAAAGAAACACAAACCAATACTCAATTAAACCAAATAGCAAATGTTAAAACACAAGATTCATCAACAATAAAAACAGTTGAATATATTCCGGGTAATTTAAATCCTTTATTAAAACAAACTATTAAACGAATTATAAGTATAGATAGTCAATATAGAGATAGAACTACATACCCATTAACTACATTTTTTACATTTAATTTATCAGATACATTAACGGATGTTGTATCATTAAAACTATATTCAGTTCAAATACCATATACATGGTATACAATTGATAAAAGTTTTGGTAGCAATTTTTTTTATTTAAAAGGTATTTCACCCGGTATAAATGATGGTAATAATGATTATAAATTTGAAATAGAGCCCGGTAATTATACAGCAATTACTTTAATTAAAGAAATTAACAAATCGATACAAACTGCAAAAGAATCATATTCAATTGTAGATTTAAGTAATACTGATATATCATATAATGAATCAACTGCAAAATGCACATTTCATATAAATGCAGTTCAACGTTATAATGATATTAATTATGAACTTTATTTTCCATCATGGACTAATCCGGGAAATAATAATGAAATTGCTATTAATTCAAGATTTAATAGCATACCTGGATTTTTAGGATTATTAAACAATTCATTAATATCACAAAGTTCAACATATAGCACATATACAATATATTCAAATAATAATAATACAATTCCATTTGATATAACAAATTACTATACAATAGATTCAAGTAATAATTATTTGAATATATGTTTTTATACAGACATTACCGGTAATAAAACATATTCTGGAATTACTGAATTACCACCAACACTTAAAAACATAACTTTAAATTTTGAAACTGGCGTTTTTACATCAGACCAAATAATAAGCGCAATTAATACTCAATTTGATAATAATAAATTATTAATAGGTTCAAACATAGACAAAGACACATATAATAAATCATATATTTATACTTCTGGACATGAAACAATTAATCCAATATATCGATATAAAATAACAATTAAATTAAATAAACAAAATAATAAATATTATGATGGAATGAAAGCAGTATTACAATTTCCCAATGAAAGAAAAATTTGGTTAGGTTCAACATCATTATTCCAGTTTGATAATAGTATTAACGAATTAAATAATATTATTTCAGAATATGATACACCAACTACATCATTTTCAGTTAAAAATTCACCATATATATATTTAAAATGCAATAAAGAATATTACGGTAATAATGGAATTACAAAATATAAAATTGATAATATAACACCCGATAATTCAAGTAATCCTATTTATAATTCATCTATTAATAATCCATTTGATAATTCATCACTTATACAAAATACTTATAATATAATTCCGTCTAATACAAATGACTATTATATTAGTAAAGGAAATTATACACTTTATGGGGATGAAATGACTATAAAAAATAAATCAATAAATATAACAGAAGGGACAACTGATATATATGGTAATAATTATACAATTTATAGTAGCCAAAATTACACAATATTTGGTAATGCACTAATAAATGGAAATATAATTATACCCAAATCCAATAACACAACAAGCATTACTAGTAATAATTCATATAATATAACAAGTAATTGTATTGTTTCTGGAAATAATATTATTGGAAATATTCATATAACAGGTAAAACAAATGTTTTAAATGGAAATACAAAAATAATTACAAATAATAATAATACAACTACTATTACAGGTAATAATTATTATATATCAGGTAATTCATTTGTAAATGGAACAAAATATAATGGTAATATATGTATTATAGATGGCAATATAATTATAAGCAATATAGGGCCATATTCAATTTATGGAAATAATAATATAACACAAAACAATTTTTCTATAATTGGCAATACAGTAATTATAGGTTCTTTAACTGTAACCGGAAATGTAAATATATATAATTTACTAAATGCAAATATAACTGATATTAATGCTAATACAACTATAACACCTACAGGTAATAATTATATCTTAACAAATTCAACATTTAAAATTTCAACAGATAGTTCATATAATATAATTGGTCAAGATACAATAAATGGTAAATTAAATAGTATATATATAACAGGAAATGCAAAGATACAAGGTAATTCAACTATAAATTCACCATTAAATTCATTTAATATAATATCGGGATCAAACTATTTAATAGATACAATACTTGATGGAAATATTCATATTAATAATAATACAAATATAACAAATGCAAATATTAATATTTATAGCAACAGTCCTTATACTATAAATGGTAATGAATATTTTATAAATGGTTCGTCAAATATAACTGAAACATTATCAATTATAAATGGTAATATTAATATTACAAATGCAACAAATCAATGTATTATTTCCGGAAATAATTATTCTATAAAAGGTTTAGCTACCGTATCAAATTCCGTTTTATTAAATAGTGGAAATTTAACAGTTTCAAGCACAAACCCATATATAACAAAAGGAAATAATTATTCTATTAGTCCATCAAGTAATTGCATTATAAGTGGAAATACATATATTGTAAATGGAAATAGTATTATAAATGGAAATAATTATTCGGTATATGGAAATATAAGTGTATACCAAGATAATAGTTATAATGATTTTATAATTGATATATCAGATTCATCCACATATTTATTAAAAGATTATTTAAATGCAATTAATTTATCCGCAAAAAACATGGTTACAACTAATATTGCAAATGGACAAATGGATCTTGGAAGTAGTATAACAATTGATACAAATAATCCAAAACTAAATAGTAGTTTAAAATTTAAAATTAAAAAAACATTAAATTCAACTAATTTTAAGGTTGATTTATCAGATTGTTACTTAAATACAGAAATGAATTTTCCAAAAATATTAGAATTATCTAATAATATTATAAATACTTTTACATCTACAATGGATATACAGGGTAGTGGATATAAAATAGACAATTCAAATAATATAATAAAAATAATTTTAAAAGGAACATCAAATAAAGAAGTTCCTGCTAAAATTATAAAAATAGAAAACGGTACATATCCAGATATTATATCATTATGTAATATAATTAATAAAGCATTTACACAATCATTAAATAATATAAATAATATAAATAATATAAATATAATTGGAATAATGTCACCAACAACTAATATTACTACTAACAAAATTACAGTTATATTAAACTTATCTATATCAGCCACATTAGATAATACTAATTATACTGCATATTTATATGATGACGATTTAATTAAAACCAGTATACAAGATATTAGTGTTCCAAAATTTTATGGATATATAAATAATTGGGATAACTCATCAAATACATGGTATAACTATTTAAATATTCAAAATCAAAATTATAATTTAAATAATAGTAATATAGCAAATGAATATTCTGAAATTTCGGGAAATGATACAATTCAAAGTAATAGTATTACATTAAATTTATCCACTAATTATTTTTGGATAAAACCAAAATATGATAAATATGGGGGAGTATATACAGAAATTCCAAATCCAACAACTACTGGATTATATAATGATATTTTAATTACATTACCAGTAGGAACATATTCAAAAGAATTGTTACAATCATATATAAATGAACAATTCAATGCCAATGCGGATATATCGGGTTCATCAATTTCATTTATAACAAAAAATAATTTACAATATACATGTATTCGATTAAATATACATAAAAATTTTACTACAAAAGATTTTATGTTGGATTTTTATGATCCTGTAAGTTTTACTACATGTAATGTTGGTATGTCAGGACAATCTAGTATTCAAAATGTATTATGGGATGCAACTCTTGGATGGATATTAGGATTTCGTAATACTACATTATATTATTTAACTCCCGAAAATCAACAATATAATATTACAACTAACAAATATTACTATGATCAATTTCCACAAACACAATATACATATGATAATTTAAATAATGCAACTATAACGGGAGATACTTGTGTAAGCACATTTTTATATAATTATTTTATGATTATTTTAGATGACTATGTTCAAAATCATTTAAATGATGGATTAGTTACAATTACAAATAGCGAATCAAGTATTCCATTACCTTCTTATGCAAATCGTTCAACCCATAAATGTGATCCAATTACAAAAAAGCTAATAGTTACATCCACTGAAACAAATTATAATAATTTAACTGCAAAACAAATATATGCCGCAAATGAAATATTAAATATTAAACAATCGGAACAATCAAAATACTCATCTGGCCCTTTTATCCAAGATATATTTGGGTTAGTTCCAGTTAAAACAAGTGGAATGTCGCCTGGACAACCATATATTGAATTTGGGGGTTCTTTGCAATTACAAGAACGAACATATTTTGGTCCGGTTAATATTCGTCGTATGACAATTAAATTGGTAAATGATAAAGGCAGTATTGTTGATTTAAATGGATCAAATTGGTCATTTTCTTTAATTTGTGAGCAATTATATACATCTCAAAATAAATAATAAATCTATTATTGATAAAGACATATTTTATTTACTAGTTATAGTTGTTTATTTTATAAAAAATAATATACAATATCTAAAATATATGTAAATGATTTAATTCTTAAATTATTAAAATTTGGTTTTAGACAAAACCGTTCTTTATTGTATAATCCATATTTATCCAAGACAGATAATAATTAAATATTTTTTATAGTTATAGATTATAGAACATGTCCCAGAGTGATTATATTGAATATAAAAAAAGAGCAACCGAATTAAAAGAACAAACCAAATTACCACCAATTTTATCTGGGGATGATTACTGTGCATTTAAGCAATTTTCTTTAGAAAATACAGTTATAAATACAAAACAAACAAATAATCAATTAATTCCACCAAATACCAAAATTATATTTGATTCTCCAATTTTTAATTTGGATTGTTCTGGATCCAAGTTTATTTGTGGACAAGGAACACAAGCCAGACCAAATCGACAACAATTAAGTCAAGTATATATAGAACCAAAACAACCCAGTATATATGTGAAACATCCTAAAATAGTTTGTTCAAATTGTTGCACAGATACTGTAAATTCAATACATAAACAAAATATAAATACATTATTTACATTATGTAGAATAAATAGATTAAAAAATAAATTATGTCTATGTGCAGTGTAATACTTTATAATAATATTTTTAATTGACAAAATATTATTTATGATTATTTATATTTGTGATTCAATATTAGTTAATCTTAAATTGAGTTCAATTAATTTAGTTTTCAAATCTTGGATTTCTTTTTTCGAATCTTGGATTTCTTTTTTCGAATCTTGGATTTCTTTTTTCGAATCTTGGATTTCTTTAACTAAGATTCCGATAAAACCGTTATAATTAATTGACTGTGTATTTTCACCATCTTTTTCGCCAGTAACTAAGAAAGGAAAATGTTCTTGTACTTCATGTGCCAAGAATCCAACATCAATTTTGTTATTTATTTTTAAATTATAAGATACTGGACGCAATTTATCTACTATAAAATTACCATTTAATGGCATTACATTTGTTTTTAAACGATAATCAGATGTTGCATTAAATGAACCAGCAGTTACTGTATTTCCAGTATCAACCGTAATATTACCTCTGCATCCAATACCACCAGAAACTATTAATGCACCACTAGTTGGGTTAGTTGATTGAGTTGTATTAGTTACTGAAATATTTCCACATGTAATTAATTTATTAGCTGCAGTAATAGCACCCGAAAAAAATGATGTAGTTAAACCGGATACTGTAATATTACCGTTTGAAATTAAATTACCAGCATAAATATTACCAGAATAAATATTACCAGCACATCCAATACCACCAGAAACTATTAATGCACCACTATTTGTGCTGGTTGATGGAGTTGTATTTCCAACTGCAATATTCCCAACTACAATATTCCCACATGTAATTAATTTATTAGCTGCAGTAATATTACCTTGACAATTAAAACCACCTCCATTATAAATACCACCATCATCAACCACAAGTGTCGAATCTGTAATTGTAGGAAATTCGGTATTTGCAGCACTTTTCATATTAAACCCTATTTTTTGTTTTGAATTACCATATACTGCACCTGAAATATCTAAATTATACATTTGGATATTCGCATTTGAGCTAACAATAAATGATGGTTCTAATCTATTAACCAAAATAACTCCAGCACCATCATTATTATACAATGAAATACAATCAACAATATTATTGTTGTTGTTGTTGTTAACTGCATTGTTTTGAATTCCAATTATAAGTTTTGAATTAGTTGTTCCAATTTGAGTAATCTCAGTTCCACTATCACGATATTCTATATAACCATAGTCATTTTCATTTGCCTTACTTGAAAACATTATACTAGATACTCCTTTACCATCAGTAGCTTCAGGGTGTTTTATTATTAATGTTCCAGAACTATTTGATGCAGCAGTTCCATTACTTAGATCATATATAGTTACAGGACCTATTATATTACCTTCAATATTACCACCAACAACTAAATTACCAGCACAACCAATACCACCAGAAACTATTAATGCACCACTATTTGTGCTGGTTGATGGAGTTGTATTAATTACTGAAATATTCCCAACTACAATATTTCCACATGTAATTAATTTACTAGTTGCAGTAATACCACCCGAAAAGAATGATGTAGTTAAACCCGATACTGTAATATTACCATTTGAAATTAAATTACCGGCATAAATATTACCAGAATAAATATTACCAACACATCCAATACCACCAGAAACGATTAATGCACCACTAGTTGTGCTGATTGATGGAGTTGTATTCCCAACTGAAATATTTCCAACTACAATATTCCCACATGTAATTAATTTATTAGTTGCAGTAATATTACCTCCACTAATATCACCTTGACAATTAATACCACCTCCATTATAAATACCACCTGCATCAACCACAAGTGTTGCAGCTGAAATTAGAGGAAAATTTGTGTTTGCACTTTTCATATTAAACCCTATCTTTTGTTTTGAATTACCATATACTGCACCTGAAATATCTAAATTATACATTTGTCTATTAGAACCATCATCCGTGTCGTCAACAAAAAATGATGGTTCTAATCTATTAACCAAAATAACTCCAGCACCATTATTATTATACAATGAAATACAATCAATAGTATTGTTGATGGCGGAGGTGTTGCTGTTAACTGCATTGTTTTGAATTCCAATTATAAGTTTTGAATTACTTAGTCCAGATGGGTCAAACACAATTCCACTATCACGATATTCTATATAACCATAGTCATTAGCATTTGCCTTACTTGAAAACATTATACTAGATACTCCAACATTTCCAGTAGCTTCAGGGTGTTTTATTATTAATGTACCACTATTTTTTGATGCAGCAGTTCCATTACTTAGATCATATATAATTACAGGACCTATTATATTACCTTTAATATTACCACCAACAACTAAATTGGAATTCATAGAAACATCTTTTGAAACAATCAAATTTGCATTAACCGTCAGATTACCTTGAACATTTGTATTACCACCAACAACTAAATTGGAATTCATAGAAACATCTTTTGAAACAATCAAATTTGCATTAACAATTAAATTACCTTGAACATTTGTATTACCACCAA